GTTTCTGAAATGACAACTGGCAAATACAATTTGCTAAAATGGGATAAACAAGATAGAGTTTATTATCCAATTAAAATTAATTTATACGAGAAAGGAGAAGTAAATGATTGATTTTGAAAAAGACCAGAGAGAAGATTTGGATGGTGCAAACGATGCAAATAAACTTTCTGATCAAGTAGTTAAACTACAAGAGTTAGAAGCTGAGCTTCTAATAAAAGAGCAAGAGCTCAAAGAAGTAAAAAGAAAAGTTGAATTAGTTTCAGCAGAGGTAATACCTACGATGATGCAAGAGATGAATATCTCTACATTAAAATTAGCTGATGGTACCTCCGTTGAAGTAAAACCAGTATATGGTGCTTCAATACCTGCAGATAAAAGGGAAGAAGCATATAAATGGCTTCGAGAGAATGGCCTAGGTGACCTTATTAAAAATGAGGTAACCGTTGCTTTTGGTCGTTCCGAAGATGACAAGGCACAGCAATATGCTGTCCTTGCGCAAGGTCAAGGGTATGAACCAGTCCAAAAATTAAAGGTTGAACCCATGACACTTAAAGCATTGGTTAGAGAGCGTGTTGAAAATGGACTCGATATGCCCTCTGACCTTTTTAACGTGTTCACAAGCAACAGAACAAAAATAACAAGGAACAAATAACAATGAACCAAGTAACAGAGAAAAAGTCTGCACCACTTCCAGCAAATATGTTTGAAGAAGATGCAGCAAAAGGTTTGGGCAAAATAGGTCAAGAAGATCTAGCTCTTCCTTTTCTTAAAATCCTTGGACAACTTTCACCAGAAGTTAATAAACGTGATGGTAAGTATGTCGAAGGTGCAGAGCCAGGAATGATTTACAATTCTGTCTCTGGAGATTTATACGATGGTGTTAAAGGCATAGATGTTATTCCATGCTTTTACAAACTCGAATACATCGAATGGAAAGATAGAGGAGAAGGACCAGGTGCACCAGTTGCAATTTATGATTCTTCATCTGACATCATGTCTAAAACAAAACCAGATGCAAACTATAAAGATAGATTACCTAATGGTAATTACATCGAAAAAACTGCATCGCATTTTGTTATCATAACTGGCGACAGTCCATCGACTGCATTGATTGCTATGAAATCTACTCAATTAAAAATTAGTAGAAAATGGAATTCAATGATGTCGGGCATAAAACTAAAAGGTAAGAACGGTTTATATACACCGGCATCTTTTAGCCACATTTACAAACTAAAGACTACTCAAATGTCTAATGATAAAGGCACATGGTTTGGTTGGGAAGTTAGTAAAGTTGGCCCTATTACTGACGCAAGCATCTATCAACAAGCTAAATCGTTTTCTGAAAGTATCTCTAAAGGTGCAGTGAAAGCGAAGCATGGTGAAGATAAACCAGCGGAAAGTAACAGCATTATATAATTCTCTACGAGAATAAGTGCACAGTGTGGGCCAGGAGGGAGACTGAGTGGCCCACATGAAAGTAGTTTATGGATGAAAAGTATATAAAATTTTTTGAAGGATACAGGCAGGCTTATGGTGTAGCTGATATGTCTACACTAAAGATCGACCCAGAAAGCAGAAAGCAAAAGCCAATATACAGATGGAACGACGAACAACTTACAGACAAAATTTATAAGAACCATCTTGAGGGCACACAATCGATAGGTGTTCAACCGTGTAATGAAAACGGACAGGCTCGTTTTGGTGTGATAGATATAGACCCAAATGACTACGGAGACTTTGATAGAAAATTTTTTATAGACACATTACAAACTTATAATCTACCTCTTATACCGGTGCTGTCTAAAAGTGGTGGCTTACATTTATATATGTTTATAGATAAGTTTATAGACGCCTCACTTATAAAATCTTTTTTAAGTAATTTATTACCTATATTTAAATTAAAACCAGACACAGAAATTTTTCCAAAACAAACACAACTCACAAAAGATAATGAGACCGGCCAACTAAACAAAGGTAACTTTATTAATTTACCATACTTTAAAAAAACAGAACGTGTTGCAATAAATGTGGACGGCACACAATTTACGTTTGATCAATTTATTGAAGTGATTGAAAACAATACAGTAAGTCAATAAGATTGAAAAATAAAAACTGATTCTATTGAGAAACAAGACATGGAGGGTGTTGATGAAGAATTTATTGAAGGACCTCCTTGTCTTGCTCATCTATCTAAAATTATGAAAGACCCTAAGTTTGATGGCAAAGATAGGTTTATGTATAACTATCACGTATTTGTTAAGATGAAATATCCAGATGACTGGCAAAAGAAAGTAAAGAACGCACCAGTTAAATATTTTATTGGTGAACATGCAAATGCCTGGGATGATAAGATGGTTGCTGCAAAAGTTAGATCATGGACAAAACAATTCAAAGGATTTACTTGTACACAAAGTCCAATAAGCGAGCATTGTAAAAGAGGTATATGTGTTAAGAAAAAGTTTGGTATCCTAGCAGGATCAAAAGGTAATTATCCTGTGTTAACTAATCTTAAAAAAATAGATTTAGATCCAGAGCCAGAGTATGAATTTGATGTTACAAAACCGGACGGTATTAGTACAGCAACAGTACATTGTAGATCTATTGAACATGTTAATGATCAACGTAAACGTAGAAATGCCATAGCAAAAGCTGCAGGGTTTCCACCACCAATTATTAAGGGGGACGAAGATCAAACAGTATTAGAAGAATTATTTAAGACACAAAAATTAGTGCACCCACCAATAGGTACATCACCAAAAGAAAAATTACATGACGTATTGCATGCAAAGATAAATGGACCAAAAGCTATGAATGATGCAAGTTTTAAATCAGGAACTGTATTGATTGAAGATGGTTATGCGTATTTTAAATTTGATAAGTTTTATGACAAGTTACGATCTAAGAATTGGAAATACAGTGAAGATAAAACAGGTGTTATGATGAAAGTAAATTACAAACAATGTGACATACAATTTTTAGAGCAAAAAAGATATCCAACAAAAGAAAAAGGTAAATACAATACACCTACAAAAAATATTGTAATGATTGATATAGATGAATTTAAGGACATCATAATTAATCACACTAGAATAAAACACAACACGGAGATAATGTGATTAGAAAAATACTCGGGCCTCCTGGAACAGGGAAAACAACTAAGCTATTGCGTTATGTAAAAACTTTTTTAAAACTAGGAACACCTATAGATAAAATAGGATACTTTGCATTTACAACCAAAGCTGCAAACGAAGCGATAGATAGAATGTTGGATTATCACACAGCTTTCCAAAGAAAAGATTTAAAATATTTTAGAACACTACACTCTCTGGCATTTACTAGACTTGGATTAAAAAAATCACAAGTATTACAGGACGAACATTACGAAGATATAGGTAGAAAATTAGGTATTGAAGTGACAGTTTATTCTAACGGAGAAGAAAAAACAGGTTTTGTCGATTCTGACAGTGAATATTTTAATATTATAAATGCAGCTAGAATCAAAGGTGTTTCAGTTGAGGAAGAATATAATACAGATATGTATTCAGAGGATATAGATAAACATCAATTAAAAATTTTAAAAGATGAATTAGATAACTATAAAAAAGCTTTTAAACTAATTGACTTCACGGACATGATCGAGTCATTTAATGTGGCAGAAATGTGTCCAAAATATGATGTAATATTTGTTGATGAAGCTCAAGATTTATCTCCTGTGCAGTGGAAAATGTACGATATACTTAAGAAAAACTCCAAATATGTTATATTAGCTGGCGATGATGATCAAGCAATTTATGGCTGGGCAGGAGCAGATGTTAAACGATTCCAAGACGAACCAGCTAAAAACATAATTTTGCCACAATCTTACAGGGTGCCACAACAAATACAATCTATAGCTGATAAAATATTAAGCAGAATACCCGATGAGAGAAGAATAAAAAAACAATGGTCTGCTAGACCAGAACAAGGCACTGTGCATTATGTTACTGGAGTAGATGATGTTCCATTGTACGATGGTAACTGGTTGGTTCTTGCAAGGACTAATGATCGATTATTAAAATTAAAATCTCATTTACAAGACATGGCTATTTATTATGAATTTAAAGGCAGAAAAAGTTATAGATCAAGATTATATAAAAGCATACAGGACTATACACGTTGGACTAACGGAGACAAACTATCTCTATCTGAATGTAAAGACTTGTTTGAATTTTTAGAGGAGCAAGAACCAAAAGAAGAAAGAATGTATGATTTATTTGAATGGGGTTATTCAAGAACACAGAGGTGGTTTGATGTTTTTAAAGCTGATCCAGAAGAATGTTTATACATAAGAGAGATGTTAAGGTTAGGTGAAGAATTATCTAAACCTGCAAGAGTTCAGCTATCAACAATACATGCAGCGAAAGGTGGTGAAGCAGAAAATGTATTATTGATTTTAGATAACACTAAAAAAATAAGAGAGGCGATAGAAAAAAGTTGGGAGAAAGCAGATGAAGAAGAACGAGTCTGGTATGTCGGCGTTACACGTACAAAACAAAACTTATACATATTAAATGCTAAACAGGAGGACAGAGGTTATGACATCGAAAGTTTGGGATAAGCAGCACGGCGGGAGTCACTATCAAAAGTATAAGATTCAGCCCAGTAAGTTTGTGGTAGAGAATGAATTGCTATATCCAGAAGGTTGTGCTATAAAATATATTATTAGACATCGTGATAAAGGAAAGAAGCAGGATTTATTGAAAGCAATACACTTTATAGAAATGATCATAGAGAGGGATTACAATGAAAATTCCTAAGTTTGAAGCACAGACAGAATGGGTAAAACCTACAGAGTTTCCAGACCTACGCGATGTAGATGAGATAGCTATTGACCTGGAGACAAAAGATCCAGACCTATTAAAGAAAGGATCTGGTTCTGTTATTGGTAATGGTGAAGTTATAGGTATTGCTGTTGCTACAAAATTTTACAAAGGATACTTTCCAATAGCACACGAAGGTGGTGGTAATATGGCAAAAGCCAGAGTGTTAAGATGGCTTAAAGATATTTTAGACTCACCGTCAACAAAAATTTTTCACAATGCAATTTATGATGTTTGTTGGTTGCGAGCAATGGGATTTAAAATAAACGGTGACATAGCCTGCACTATGATAGCATCAGCACTTACAGACGAGAACAGATTTCGTTATGATCTTAATAGTTTATCCTGGCATTATCTTGGTTATGGTAAGAACGAGGCTGCACTTGCAGAAGCTGCAGAAGAGTGGGGCATAGATCCTAAATCAGAAATGTACAAATTACCTGCAATGCACGTTGGTGCATACGCAGAACGTGATGCTGAAGTTACATTAGGTCTTTGGCAGGAAATGAAAAAAGAAATTATTAATCAGGACCTGGAGGATATATTTGCACTGGAGTCTGATTTGTTTCCTTGCCTAGTTGACATGAGATTTAAAGGTGTGCGTGTGGATATAGAACGAGCACATCAAATGAAAAAAGAATTAACTTATCATGAAAGATTTTTATTACATAAAATAAAAGGTGAAACAAATATTGATACACAGATATGGGCTGCAAGATCTATTGCAAATGTAT